AATTACTTATGCTCAAGGTGTACAAAAGGAATCAAAGGATATTAAAAATAAATACGAAACTTTAGATAAAAATTATATTGATGAGTTTGGAACCAGAGTAGAAAATCAAATTGATTTAGCAAAAAATAAATTAAAAAATGCTATTGCTAATAGAGATGTAGAAAGTCAAATTGAAGCAAATCAAGAAATTGCAAAACTTACTATTGATTCTGAAAGAATAAAATATTCTAAACAAATAGCAGAACAAGAAAAACCCAAGCAGGAAAATGAAGCAAATAAACAAGAAGAAGCTTATACACCTAAACCAAAAGCTGATCCTAAAGCAGTAGAATGGGCAGAAAAAAATGAATGGTTTGGAGAAGATGAGGTTATGACTGAAGCTGCAAGGGCAATACATAAAGATCTTATCTTAAATCAAAGGGTTGATCCTACCAAAGAAGTATACTATGATAAGCTTGACGAAAAACTTCGTGAATACTTCCCTAATAAGTTTGGGGTAAGTCCAGAAGCTACAAAAATCGCTCAACCTGTAGCCTCTGCAACACGCACAAAAACAACTGGGCGTAGAATTGTCAAATTGAGTCCCTCGCAAGTCGCAATGGCTAGAAAACTCGGGGTGACACCAGAACAATATGCTAAACACGTGAAGGAGGCATAAATGACAGATATTAAAACAAATAAGACTTCGCGCTCGAAAGAAACCCGTGAAAATACAGTTCGTAAAAGAGGTTGGGTCCCTCCATCATCACTTCAGGCACCAGAGCCACCCGAAGGTTTTCATCATCGGTGGGTTCGAGCTGAAATAAGAGGTGTTGCCGATGATAAAAATGTCATGGGTAGACTTCGATCAGGGTATGAATTTGTTAGGGCAGATCAATATCCCGACAGAATGGATTTACCAAAATATGAAGATGGTAAATACAAAGGTGTAATAGGAGTTGGTGGACTACTTCTGATGAGGTGTCCGATAGAAGTTAAGGAAGATCGTGACGAATACTTCCGAAGCCAAACACAAGGACAAAGCGAATCAGTTGAAAATGATTTATTCAAAGACGAACACCCTAGTATGCCTATCACAGCTGATAGGCAAAGTAAGGTGACTTTCGGAGGCGGCAAAAAGTAGTTTCCTTAAGTCGTTTATTAACAACTTAGACATAAGGAGTCAAACATGGCTAATATAAATAGTGTCTTTGGTTTTAGACCTGTTAAGCAAGTAGGCGCAGGATATAATGCAGGTGCCTCAAACGAATACGTAATTGCTAACAATGAAACCAATGCAATATTCCAAGGGGATCCAGTTGTATTAAATGCAAATGGTTCTATTTCCCGAGGAAATACAAAAGGTGCTGAGTTGATAGGGATTTTCAACGGTTGTTTTTATGATGATCCAACGACAAAAAAACCAACCTTCTCAAATTTCTATCCAGGTGGCATAGCTGCCGACAGCATGAAAGCCTTTGTATTCGATGATCCCGATGCTTTATTTGAAGTAAAGATCAACGATACAAACGGTGGACAGGCCCAAGTAGGTGTAAATGCAAACATTGCAACCTACGCAGGGGGTTCAACAAACAGTGGCGTATCAGGCGTTTCACTTGACGGTGCATCATTTGCAACCGCAGCAGGTGCAAACTTCAGAGTAGTAAGTTTATCTACTGATGTAGATAATGATGATTATACAGCAGCTAATGCTTCAATTATCGTTAAGATTAACTTACATTCATTAACTGATACAACAGGTGTATAAGGAGCATAAATAATGGCAATTTCAAGACAACAACTCGTTAAAGAGTTAGAGCCAGGACTAAATGCTTTATTTGGCCTGGAGTACGATAAGTACGAAAACGAACATGCAGAAATCTTTGATACAGAATCATCTGAAAGAGCTTTTGAAGAAGAGGTAATGTTAGTTGGTTTCGGTAATGCAAGAACAAAAGCAGAGGGAGCAGCGGTCACTTTTGATCAAGCTCAAGAAAGCTTTACATCTCGCTATACACACGAAACTATAGCACTAGCATTTGCTATCACTGAAGAAGCTGTAGAAGATAATCTATATGATAGACTATCTGCTCGATACACAAGAGCATTAGCAAGATCAATGGCTTATACAAAGCAGATCAAAGCAGCTGACGTTCTTAACACTGCATTTGCAGGATCAGGTGCCGCAGGAACTAATCCTGGTGGTGATGGCGTTTCATTAATTAACGCTGCTCATCCAACTGCACTTGGTGGAACTTTCTCAAACAGAAACTCAACTGATGCTGACCTTAATGAAACTTCATTAGAGCAGGGACTGATTGATGTATCTCAGTATATTGATGAAAGAGGCTTATTAATCGCAACAAGAGCAAGAAAATTAATTATTCCTGTTCAATTACAATTTGTTGCAGATAGAGTCCTAAACACCCCTGGTCGTGTAGGCACAGCTGATAATGACATTAATGCATTAAGAAACATGAGCATGATACCTGAAAGTTATACTGTTAATCACTATTTAACAGATAACGATGCGTATTTCCTCAAAACTGATGCACCTAATGGATTTAAGCAATTTGTTAGAACACCATTATCAACAGCTATGGAAGGTGACTTCGATACAGGTAATGTAAGATACAAAGCAAGAGAAAGATATAGCTTCGGCTTTTCTGATCCTCGTTGTGTGTATGGTTCACAAGGTTCTTAATTGAACAAATAGATCATATCTATTTCCTCCTCTATTAAGGGCGGTTGTCTTTGACTCCGCCCTTTTTTTATGGCATATTGAAATTTCTAGTATGTAAATTACACAAACTGGCTAGACAGACAATATAGAGATTGTGTAATTAAGGTCTATATAACCAAGGAGGTTTAACATGGCAAACACTACATTTGACGGACCAGTCAGATCCAAAAATGGTTTTCAAGCAATTGGTCCAGGAGCAGTTCCTGCATTAACAGCAGCAACAAATCTAACTGTCGCTGATCACGCAGGAAGATTACTAACATTCGATCCTATAGGGACACCTACAGCTATCACAATACCTGCAATTATTGCACAGGCAGATGGTGCTTCATCAGGTCCAGGAAGCGATCCAAACAATCCAAGTACAATAGGAACTACTTTTGAAATTCTTTTTATAGATGATTTCACAGGTACAATTAAAACTGCAAGTACAGACGATAAGTTTGTTGGAATGGTAACACTTGGAATTGATGCTTCCGTATCAGGTAAACAATTTGTACCCGCTACACTAAACAATGAAATGAATCTTAATGGTGAAGCAGGTGCATCAGTAGCAACTACTGGTGGATTAAAAGGCACATACGTTAAATTCACAGCAGTAGCAGCAAATCTTTATTATGTTGAAGGTTTACTTAACTCAACAGGATCTATCGCTACACCGTTTGATACTCAGTAAGGGGTAATTTATGTTTGGATATAAAACAGCTAAAAGAACCACTAACGGTAATATGACTGATGGCCCTGCTAGAGTCATAGCAGTTCATGCTGTTTGTGCAGGATCTGCAGGAACCATTTTACTGAAGGATGGAACAGGTGGTGAAACCAGATTTGATATAGATACACCTGCGAGTGCTACTGCAATGGTTGAAACATATATTGGAGATGAGGGTATAAGGTTTACAGATAAAGTTCATTGTAATCTTACTAATATTACCTCAATCTCAATTATATTTTCAGGTTAATGGCAGATAAGCAACCACCTAAAACTAAAAAATATTTCCGCTCCACCAAAAGTGGGGCGGGAATGACTAAAGCAGGAGTAAAAAAATATAGAGCTGATAACCCTGGTTCTAAATTAAAAACTGCTGTTACTGGTAAGGTAAAACCAGGTAGTAAAGATGCTAAAAGAAGAAAATCTTTCTGTGCTAGGAGTGCAGGACAAATGAAAAAATTCCCGAAAGCTGCCAAAGATCCAAACTCTAGATTAAGGCAAGCAAGAAAGAGATGGAGATGTTAGTGAAGCAACTTGCAATTATATTACTTTTATTCACAACTGTAGCTATCGTTACAGACTCAAGAGCAAATACAAATACCGTG